AGGTGATTGAGGGAGGTGGATACTCTCAGGAGAGTTAGACCACCTAGCACAGTATACAACAAGCTAGGATACTGTGCTTTGGCGGTTCTAAGGGCCCTTTTTGGCACCCTCCGGGGGAGGCGAACCGCCTGTAGTGCCCTGAGGGGCACGATCGGCAGGAGCCCCTGCCTCAGATACCCCCGCTGGCGGGGGGATTAGCCCAAGCTCGACCAGCGCGCTTTGGGCGTGAGGATCGTCGAAGGCTTCGACGAACTCGTAGAAGTTTGGAAACCTCTCACGGACCTTTTCCGGGAGGGTTTCATATTGCGAACGCATGCCAGCGACCGCGAAAGCGACCTCGGCATAGGACCGGCTCGGCGCATACCCATACCTGGGTGACGCCGTGTTGACGTGATCCAGAATGCCGGTTCGCTGATAGCGTTCGACAATCTTGGTTGCATCGCAAGCGTCAGTGAAATGTTGTTGCGTTTTTCCGTCTGCCGGAAAACTCAACGCGACGCGATTGCGAGGTGTGTACCAATGGTAGCGGCTCATTTTTTTCGCCTTGTGATGTTGTCGATGATTGGACGAAGCACGCCGCTGAGAAACGGCATTGCCTTTTCGAGTGCGGCGAGCGATGGGCCCATCGACTCGTAGAGTGCGGCGTTTGCTTCCGCAATAACGCCTTGAGCTTCCGTCACACGCTGAAGCGATGTGGTTTGATTTGTTCGAGCAGCCGCCTCACGGCGTTGCTGTTCGATAAGTTTTTGTGTTTCTGCGATGACGCCGTATTGCGCCATCGCGTTATTGATGTTGACACCTTTTTCTTCGGTGTCTGTTTTGATGTTTTCTGTTTGCGCTTTCATTTGATCAAGCGCAAGAGTTTGAGTGCGCAGCGCCATTGCAGAGTGCGCTGCTTTGGAGATTCCGGCGCCAGTTGCGCTTCGCTCATTGGCCATAGTGGCCATTGCGCCGGAAGGAGAGGTTGCCGGGTTACCCAGGGCGAGTATGCGATTGAGCCCTGCGGCCTCAAGATCTTTGGTTGCGCGTTGGTACGCCGTGTTACTCATGCGTTCCTGAAACGCGCGATTGTCACGAGCGATACGCTCGTTGGACCGATTCGCGGCCGATTGCCCGGAATCGGAGAAGAGGCCGCCGGCGATGTCGGCTATACCGCCGATGAGTGCCGCAGTGGTTACTGGTTCCATTGGAGCAGTTTCCTTTTTTGAAGATTTACCACGCCGCTATTTCGTGCCTGCTTGACCACAGGGTCCACAGGCTGACGCCCTTGGCATTGCTACGCTGCCCGGGGCGTCGCATGTGGACTTGTGGACAAGCCTGCACGAGCGGCGAGGTAGAGGAGTCGCCCCTAACGGGGCGACGGAGGGAGTGTTTTTTACAATTTTGTAGCGGCACTCGGTTTTAGAAGTGATCAATCAGACCGGGCGTGCCGTACAACGGTAACGGACGAGCGGCTCGAATTTTGAAATATGCGTCGAGCAGCATGTCTGGTTCGGTTGGCACCGCAACCACCCGGTCGATTGGAATGTTTTCTTCGATGAAGGTTTGATCGAGTACTGGCAAGGTCGCAAATTCTTGCGCCAGATGCCATACATCGAGAGATGCAGTAGCAGCGGAGCGGAACAGACCGGTAATTTTTGACGGGATGAAACGATATTCGGCGAACCGTTCCTGATAGCCGAAAGTAAGTTCATCTTCGGCTGTTCCTTGCGCGAAGATTTCGCGATTTTTTATGGCTTGTTCACCGAGATGGCTGAGTGCTGGCCACGCAAAGTCATAGCGCGTGGAGCGATCCCACATGCGCTCTACGCCTTGCTGATAGGTGAGATCGGCACGTACACAGACGATGCCGATAATGAGGCAGTGTTCGGTGAACGATTTTGTGAAGCCGTGATTGTGTCCCGACACAGTACCGTAGGCCGCAAGGTTGCCTTGCGGAGTGTCGGTGTATTCGGTCGCCGCAGGCGAACCGGAACTTTGAGCGACGGGATTGATATTGATCATGCTGGTACCGCCACCGAGAAATTCGGGGCGCTGTAACACCAGCATTTGCGGATCAATGACCCCGAAATGTGCCATCAGAATTTCGGGATAGCGGGTGCCCCCGCGTGCGTCGCGTTCCAACAGTCGTTGAATTTGGAATGACTCGCGAAGCTCGTTGATTGTAAGACCGGTCGCGTTGGACATATCCGCATAAATTTGCGGCAGATTGAGTGCCCCAATCGCGCCGGTTGTTGCAGTTTTTGCGTACAGAACAGCAGGCGAGACAAGCGTTGCTGTTCCGTACGTAGTGACCTCACCACCGGTTTCGAAAACGGACGGTGAGGTGACGTTAGTTGCTGATGCGTTGACCGTGAAGCCGAGCCCCTGAATCGGTGCAAGGCCACCGAGGTTTACAGTAACGGCTGGCCCTTTTTGCGGCCACGGGAGGGCAGAAGTGAAATAGTCGAAACGCTTTCGCTTTTTTCGAAGTGGGTAATTGGACAAGTTGTCGTTGGAGTCACTGACCTGTCGCGCTGCACTGGAAATGAGGTTCTGATCACGGAACCACTCATTGTAAATTTGATTGTAGGCGCGAAATGGCAGGCTGCTAACAGGAAGGTTGTCAGGATCAATATTGATCGGAAGAGCAAAATAATCCCAGAGCGTGCCCGTGCCTTGAGCGGCACCGGTGCAGACAGGAATAGCGAAGTCAGTTGAGTCACCCGGATTGGTTTGTTCGCCATTGAATTTGACCCATGAACTCCACAGTTGACGATACGGCACAGAGAAGAAATATGTTTCGAGAAACATATTGTCCATGATCGGTTTCAGTGGTGTTGCAAGACGCCCGAAGAGCGAAGTGTTGCAGGAGATGGTGTCGCCGGGTAGAGCTTCCATTACCAGAATTGGTACAAGGTACCCGGCGTCGAAGGTCGTTTTCAGACCGTGAGATAGATCGAAGCTACTCCTTGGAATTTCGGCGCGCTTCGTTTGCGAGAATTGGTGAGTCTGCGTAGATGGGTGAGACATTGTTCAGCTCCTCAGGGCTGTTGGCGATTTCCAGTTGCATGAACTGTACGCCATTGCCCAGAGATTTGGGAGCATGACCGACGACCATGCCTTTGGTGTCGTCGAATTCGCCGATGCGAAACAATGTGTAATCGTAAGGATGTTTGTTGAAGTGATGCGCTTTCGCGTTCACACAGTCGGAGAACGCCCGCGTAGCCATGCCATCGGCATGGAGGAAGAACGGCGGGGAGAACGCTTGCGCTTTTTCGTCATAGACGCTGTACATTTTTTGTAGCATTAGAGACTCCTGATCAGCCTTTCGGCTTTCTTGGTTTTGACGAACTCGCGGATTGCGAGTCGGTCGGGTGTGTTGTCAGTGTTTTCGATTGCTTTTTTGATTCGGTTCTGACGAAGTTTTTCCGCGAGCTTTGGCGATTCTTTTTCGAGCAGGTCACGGTAGTACCGTGGCACTGTTGTTTGTCTGCCATCCGGCAGGACCGCATAGTCATGCGGGAATAGATCGCCTTTATTCTTGTCATACCATTTTTTTCCGATACCTGGGCGAAGTGACATGCGCGTATAGGGCGCTATTTTTTGTCCAGTAATTTCGCCAGTTGATTGATCGGTGATTGCGTATTCGCTTGTCGCGAATTCGCCGTTTTGTTTTTTGAGAATGTAGCGTGCAACGTAGCCCGCTGATTGGAAAGTAACAGAACCGATTTCGCTCGATCCGAAAGTCCACAGACTTTCGAGTAGCGAAGAGCGATAGACGCGATTGCCGCGTCGGATATTTGCGAGATATGCATCAGGGAACTCGTACCCGAAGAGGATTGCATGATAGTGCGGGCGCTTCGTTTCCTCGCCGTATTCCCCGCACATGTAGTAACGAATTTTTTCTCCGGTTTTTTGTCGGAGAGCCCGAATGAATTTTTGGAAATGCGAACGCACAAGCGTTCCATTTTCCGGTAGGTGATTGTCGTCATACGTTAGCGTAATGAAGACATTGGCTTTGTGCATCTGGCTTTCATGGTGGCAACGGAGCGCCCATTCTTTGGCGCGCTCGAGTCGGCAGCCGATGCACTGACCGCAAGGCACGTCGAGGAAAGCGCCGTGCGAACTCTTGCGGTTGAAGGTAATACCGCCGTTGGCGGCTCGGTACCCGAGAAGGGGTTTGTAACATGGCATACCTGGGTGATCAGGTCAGAACACGGCCGCCCCGCGGGATCACGCGGGTGCCGTTTCGCCTGTGGGTCGCATTCGCTGACCGCTTGAACATGCGGGATGACTTGCCCTTGGAAAGTTTGAACCTTTTGGCCATTTTTAAGCCCCTTTTTTGAGGTGATTTAGGGAGGTGGATACTCTCAGGAGAGTTAGACCACCTAGCACAGTATACAACAAGCTAGGATACTGTGCTTTGGCGGTTCTAAGGGGCCTTTTTGGCACCCTCCGGGGGAGGCGAACCGCCTGTAGTGCCCTGAGGGGCACGATCGGCCGGAGCCCCTGCCTCAGGTACCCCCGCTGGCGGGGGGATTAGCCCAAGCTCGACCAGCGCGCTTTGGGCATTGGGGTCGTCGAAAGCGTCGACGAACCCGTAGAAGTCTGGAAACCTCTCACGGACCTTTTCCGGGAGGGTTTCGTATTGCGAACGCATAGCCGCGACCGCAAAAGCGACGTCGGCATAGGACCGGCTCGGCGCATACCCGTACCGGCCTGTCGCCGGATTCACGTGATCGAGAATCCCGGTCCGCTGGTAGCGTTCGACAATGTTGTTCACATCGCAAGCCTCGGTGAAATGTTGTTGAGTCTGTCCCTTTTCGGGAAACGACAGAGCGACGCGATTGCGAGGTGTGTACCAGTGGTAACGGCTCATTTTTTTCGCCTTGTGATGTTGTCGATGATTGGACGAAGCACGCCGCTCAGAAACGGCATTGCCTTTTCAAGTGCGGCGAGCGATGGACCCATCGACTCGTAGAGTGCGGCGTTTGCTTCCGCAATTACGCCTTGAGCTTCGGTGACACGCTGAAGCGATGTGGTTTGATTTGTTCGAGCAGCCGCCTCACGGCGTTGCTGTTCGATAAGTTTTTGTGTTTCCGCGATGACGCCATATTGCGCCATCGCGTTATTGATGTTGACACCTTTTTCTTCGGTGTCTGTTTTGATGTTTTCTGTTTGCGCTTTCATTTGATCAAGCGTAATGTTTTGAGTG